AATGGCGCGGTTCAACCCAACCCAACCCAACCCAACCCAACCCAACCGTTTTTCTAAATATCGTATATATTTTTTGATGTATCGTTTTTAAAAATCTCGATGCCGTTACCGAGATAAATAACGTATTGATCACAATTCCACATTAACCCATGCTTGTTTTGATAATGTTCGATTGCCTCACGTATAAAACTTTCAGGTAGTTCATAGTAATCTGCTACCTCATGAAAAGTATTAAAACCTTTCAGGTAGTTCATAGTAATCTGCTACCTCATGAAAAGTATTAAAACCCATTTTATACCCTTCAATAATCATACTGCTAGTAAATCTATAGATTTTTCATCTAATACATTGCCTTGCGTATACGTAGCGTGGTGGTATTCTTCCATTAACACAACTTTTTTATCTTTTACGTAAAGTTTCTTTTCTATTAGAATATTCCCATCAACATAAAGTCCGTCCATTCCAGTATTTTTATATAAGTCGCATTCAAGAATAGGTACGGACTTAGAAATATTATCCACCATGGTTTCTAATTCGTTCATCATACCACCTCAAACTTATTTTTTCTTACTGTTAATGATTAAACTGGCATACTCACTTATTTTCTCCATATCTTCTTCTGTTAGTTCAACACCCCTATCACGCGCGTGTGCCGCGATTGTTTCGAACGTTTTAACGATTTCTTGCTGTTTACTAGGATATCCATCGTTATCATTCGCCAACTTCTCATCCATTTTTTTCCAATCTACTTTTTCATCAGTGCGCCCAAGCAGATAATCAACAGACGTGTCAAAATAATCAGCGACTTTCTGGAGTCTTTCCGTCGAAGGTGTCCGTTTTTTCCATTGATATACGGTGTTATGGGGGAGGTTTAGTCTATCCTCTAGTTGTGTAACTGTGATTCCCTTTTCAGAGCAGAGTTTTTTTACTCGTTCGAGTAGCATTATATCAACATCCTGTCTACTTTTAAACATAGTATACTATGTTCATAAGCTAATTATTTAGCTAACAGAGCACAATAAATAACAGCCTCATGTATACGTTCCCTAACGTTTTTCTGGCTTTATATTGGCTTATTTAGCTATGTTTATATACTAACAAATATGTTAGGCGATGTCAATATTCAGCTAAATAATTAGCTTGAAAACTAAAAAAGGAGGAATAAAAAATGGAAATGGTAAAGCTGCACACGTAAATAAACGAGGCCTCTTTTGAAGTAGAAAAGACGATTGAGATCCTCGTTAAAGAAGTTTTATCTGATTCAGAAGATAAAAAAGACGCCATTAAAAATTTGAAAAGCTTAAGATGGAAGGTCTATCAGGAGACAGCATGGATGATTATTGATAAGGCCATAGAAAGAATTGGCCAAAATTCCTAAATTGGAACTCTTTAAACAACCGAGTTTGTGTATTTCTAATTCAGAAAATCCAGAATTATTCATTATGTAGTTTCACCTCCAATCACTGAAAATTATACAATGTTTTGGAGAAATATAAAAGGTAAGGAGGTTTTAAAATGTTATGTCCAATTTAGAATTTGGAATTTATGTTCGAAGTGAACTTCGGCGAAAAGGATTACAGCAACGAGATTTAGCGAAAGCAATAGGGTGTACGGATGCCTACCTTTCTCAAGTATTAAATGGTGAGAGAGACGGCTTCGATTTGAAGAAGAAAATTCGTGATTATTTGTTTGAAATAACGATGGAGGGTGTACGCAAAAAATGAACCAATTAGTTATTATGAAAAATCAAGAAGCAGTTACAAGTAGTTTGAATGTGGCAGAAGGGTTTGAAAAGCAACATGCACATGTTATGCGGGATATACAAACGTTGAAGGGAGATGTCTCCAATTTTGGAGAGATGTTTACGGTAGCAACCGAACCTGATACGTACGGGAGAGAACGGAAAGTAATTTACATGAACCGAGATGGCTTTACCTTACTTGCAATGGGGTTCACAGGTAAAAAAGCTCTTCAATTTAAACTTAAATACATCGAAGCTTTTAACCAAATGGAACAGAAAATCAAACAAAATGATTTCCAAATTCCACAAACACGTGCAGAAGCTTTGCGATTAGCTGCTGACTTAGAAGAGGAAAATCAACTTTTAAAAATCAAAAACACAGAGATGCAGCCTAAAGCGCTTTTTGCAGATGCAGTAAAAGGGAGCCATACTTCTATTTTAGTAGGGGAGTTAGCCAAACTGATTAATCAAAATGGGGTAGAAATTGGACAAAATCGTTTGTTTAAATGGTTGAGAAAGAATGGTTACTTGATTGCGAAAAAAAGTGAAAGCTACAACATGTCAACTCAAAAGTCAATGGATCTAGAGATTATGGAAATCAAAGAGCGTTCTATTGTAAATGGAGATGGAAGTACGCGTATTACGAGGACACCTAAAGTTACAGGTAAAGGTCAAATATATTTTATTAATAAGTTTATTTCAGAATCACAACTTGTATTAGTTTAAAAAAGAAAGGACTGAAAACAGTGAGCAACATCGAAAATGGACGAAATCTTATTAAAGATTTCATGAAAGAAAATCAAGTATCTGTTCACGATTTAGCCAGTGCCTATGGCAAAAGCCGTGTGTGGGTGCAACAGTCGCTAGACGGATACAATACCGGAAAGGCGGTCAATTTATTCATCTTAGAAGTCATTCGCGATTATAAAATTAGAGAAAGGAATGTTTAATTTGCCAAGGCCTAGAAAGGTTAAAACAACTACAACTGCCGTATTCGGGACGTGGTCACTTGACGACTTGGCGAACGCAAGTCACAGAAGTGTGTCGTGGTGGCAAAAAAACATTAAAGATTATCCAGAAATAAGAGATTTCAGCAATATGGAAACGAAACAGGATTATGAAAGTTGGGTGTTTGATGCGGCGAAAGCAAACGAGTGGTTACTTAAAAAATTCGTTTATAAGGAGGTCTAACCGTGGACATCATCAAAGTAATTCAATCTACATTTCAAATTGGACTAATCTTATTCATTTCCCACAGTGTGATGTATATGCTCGGACATTATACAGGCATGAAAAAAGCTCCTTCGCGGCAACGAAAGAGCATCAATAAAATTATTTCTGAACATAGTTTATCACGGCTTGGGGTGAAAGGCAAATGAATAAAGAAGCAGAAAACCCTATGGTTGTTGATGAGTATTGGGATGACGGGTTTAGACATTAAAGTTATAAGGAGTGTAAATAAATTGGATAATAAAATCGGAATATTGCGACAAAATATAGCGAACAATTGTAAAATTATTCGTGAATTTGCCCCGCAAAAAGCGCAATTTTATGCAAAGTTAGCGAATGATAATTATGGTGTAAGAGAATTGCAGGATATCGCAACCGATGCGGAAATGTATATTCTTGATCACAAAATTAAAACAGCGAAGCGTCCTGCTTTGCGTAATGGTTCAGAAGGCAGTTATTATTCACAGACTGTTAGACCGTATTAAGGAGTAATCAAAATGACGGACGAAATCAGAAAATCAGTAGGATTAAAAGAATTGATTGAAATGGAAGGCAACGGAAAGAAATTCAAATACAAAGGATATGACTGTGAAATTAAACGAAATGAAAGTATGGGTCATCTATGCGGCTATCTTGAACTGCCATTTCAAAAACTATCTGATGAGCTCTTAGAAATACCTCACGGCGGTGTTACGTATCAAAAAGCAAACGACAATGGTAATTTAGTTATCGGATTCGATTGTGCGCATGAGTTTGATAGGTTACCGTTCGTTGAAAGTCAAGATGACTGCTATTATACGTACTGTGATATGAGCTTTGTAGAAGGTGAACTAAAGAAAATGGTCGACTACTTAGAAAAAGAAGGGATTAGATAATATGCAATTAACAGAGAAATTTATAGCTGTTAACACACGAGAAAAGTTTGACAAAGCGGTGGAGGAAGTTGATGAAAAGGGTTATAGATGGCTTAACCGAAATTATGATATAGCACATATGGAAGTTTGGGAAGACTATAAGGAAAACACAGTCATCCATCTATGGGACAATGGGGACGTAACACTAATTAACCGTACCGACTGTTTAGAAAAATATCCCGATATCAAAATCGTTGACTATGAGATTAAACCGAAATTCAAAGTGGGCGATAGGGTACAGCAGAAAGTATACGGTTGGGAGGGGGTTGTTAAGCGTGTGCGCGATAATGGTTCCTTCGGGATTAACGATTATCAAGCTTGGTACTACCCTAACCACTTTGAACTCATAGAATCGCCTAAAAAACCGACAGTGCCGAAGTGTTTTGATGAGTGGTGCAGAATGAATCATGTTCCAAGCGATTCAGCAGTTCGCGACTTTTGTAAATTGATTCATGAGTATTATAAAGGTACTCTCAATTCGGATTTAGAGGAATGGCTCGGAGAGAACCCAGAAACAGCCCTCAAAGCACTACAAAATGGCTACGAAGTCGAGGAAGAGCCGTTGTATTATGTGAAGTTGCCGGGTACCGTTACGCCTTACTTACATCAATATGTTGAAGATGGAAATGTGCATTTCCTCAATGCAAGACATGAGCATATCGATTTACTCAAATTCAAATTCACCGAATCAGAAATTAAAGCGATTGATCCGTGGTACTGGAAGCTTGCGGCGCCAGTTGAGGAGGACAAATAAATGAAATATCACGTAGAAATATGCCCGATTTATACCTTTAAAATTTCACTTTATGACGCTAAAACGGGAAAAACGAGCACGGTACATGATAGCTTGATGGTATACCCGCACGATACTCTTGAGGACGCGCTAAGCCGCGAGCTTTCCAAGTATGACGATGTAAGAGGGGTGTATGATTTTAAACTATCAGAGCATGATGTCAGTGTGTGGAAGTTTGAAGTTGCGGGAGGGTGAATAAATGAACAGAGCACGTAGATTCTACACTAACTACAACCCTTTAGGTAGTCCTCAAGAAAATTTAAACCTAGGACTTGATTCACTTCATGAAGTTTCAATCGAGCTTTTTAAAATTAAAAATATAATCATGTGCAAATTAAAGGAAGGGCAACCTCTAAATATAGATATTATTGAATATTACAACGATTTAAGACATGTGAAGATTGGTATAGCCTCAGTCGTGGAACGATTATCGGAACTGGTAGAAGAGGAGCGTGTGGAATGAAATCAACAAATGAATTAGTAGAGGCGTTAAAAGAAGAGTATTTAGAATTAGCAGGGAAAACAGCTAGATTGCGACTCGCATTATCCATTTTACCGCTCGATGACCGGGAACGCGAACTGTTGGAAAAACAATTATTCTACATGAACGAATACGGCGAAGCGCTTTTAAAAAGAGTTGAATACGCGGCGAATAAGGAGAAGGAGCGTGCGGAATGAATAGAGCGCGTAGATTCTGCCGTGCACTCGACCCCACGGACTCACCTCAAGAGCAATTATATCAAACAGGCTTAGCTATACACGATATTTCAAGCGAATACGTAAAGATAAAAGCTATAATCATGCGCAGATTAGAAAGAGGTCAGCATATAAATGTAGATATTATTGAATATTACAATGATTTGAGGTGGACGAGGCTCAACATGCTTATGACTTTGAATTCATTACAATCTCGAATTGATAAGGAGAGTGCGGAATGAGCTATCAAGTGGACGATGAAATCTATATCGCTATCGTCTTGACAAAATCCGCCTTCGTCCACACTTTTTTAGATGATGAAGAGATGATAACGCGTTATTTACCGCTTGCTGATTTATTCAAAAGCATTAATGAATCAAATGTAGAGGATTATAAAACGAAGGGTTCTAAGCTGGAAACAGAGCTATATAACGCAATAAAAAAAGTGAGTGGTAAAAATTCGTTAGGATGGACGTTTGAATTAGCTATGTGCGCTTTTAATGCTAATTTGCTTATTGATGCTAATGTTCTGGAGCATTTATTATCATCGCGTCTCATGTATCCCATTTCAGGTCTTAAAGGTTATCAGTTGTGCGAGGAGATAGAAAAGTATTTCAATAGCAATCAAGTGATTACACGTAAAATGTTAAATGAATTTACAGATTTTATTTTGAATAAGGAGTGTGTGGAATGAAAGCTTATCTAAAATGCGAAAATACAAAAAATCACAAAATAATTGATTTAAAAATAGAAGGTCAGGAATGCAATATCCAAGCGTCGTATGACGAACTACTGGAATTCAAAAAAGAAGAGGGTATCGCAGATTATGATGTGATGCAAAAAGAGCGCCTATATACGTGGCTAGAAGAATATAACATTACCTTGCACGAGGACAGCAAGCAATGGTTAGATGACTTAAAAAATGCAAAATGGAAAATTTTAGGGTGGACAGAAGCCCCGCAGAAGGAAGTTGAAATTTTAGGATTTTAAGTGAGGAGGGATGAAATGGACGATTGTTGCGCTTGTTTAAAATATCAAGAAAGTAATTCGGATGGTACATTACGCTCTTATACTGCTGAACAATTTGAAAAGACGTATGAGGAAGTGGCGGAATGACGTATGGCGTTTTAATCGGTGGCGTATCTATAGGCTTAGTTCTTTGGATTTTATGTATTAAGTTGAAAAAGACACTTAGTGATATAAAGCAGGAAGAACGAGCCAGATACGCTCCTATAGATAAATACACAGGCGAAGTGCGGATTATGCCTATCTACGGTGGAAATATAAGCGTCGATATTGACAGGGTAATTTTGGATTCACGCGGACTAAAAATGGAATTTAAAGCGTATTTATCAACTACGGATAAAAAGACTAAGGAATATTGGAGAAAAAAGTTAATTCGTATTGGATTTAGAGAATATAGGGGCAATTTTTATATTAATAAATTTTTGAGCACGATGGACGACCTAATGGAGGATTTAAAAGAGGAGGAAATAGAAAATGAGAGAGATTGAGTTTAGAGTTTGGGTTAACGAAAGTAAAGTGCTTCAAGAAGTGACGAAACTAGAATCTTTACAAACGGTGACAAAACTGGAATTTGATATTGATGGTCATTTAAATTATTTAGAGAGTTGGGACGATAACACATGCCAAAAATACGGATTTTTAACGGAGGCAGATGATATAGAACTATCGCAATACACCGGATTAAAGGACAAAAACGGGAAGAAGATTTTTGAAGGGGATATTATTAAATACACTAGTGAAAATGACGAACATTTTATTTCAGTAGTGAAATATTTTGATGACGATTATTATCCAGCGTTTGATATTGTATTCCCGGGCGATTGGGAACCTAGCGCGAACGGATTTTCACAAGCATATTGGTGCGGTGAATCAATTGAAATCATCGGCAACAAATGGCAAAATCCTGAGTTGTTGGAGGCGGAATAGATGGCATATGAAAAATTAAAACTATGTAACGCGATGATGTCGGGAGAAATTTATTTAGCACGTGAAGAAAGTAACGGCGTAATGGGCAACAGTAGACGAATTATAACGGATGAAGTTTTAGGCGCAACTGCAGATTGGTTCTTGGGAAATAAAAAGGATTTTGTTAATTGGAAGCCGATTGACGAAGAGGCCCACCCGTATTTATTCTTTACGACTGATTTAAAAAAAGCAGAGAAAATAAAAGCGATTTTGGAGGCGGAATAATGACAATTGATTTAACTGGCCCAATCCCTACTTTCATTCTTACCGTGATATACATTTACGCGTGCATACTAATCATTATCGCTATACAGGCATTAGTTGATGAATTAGGATTCATAGAAACCCTTTTGGCGCCATTCATTACAATAGGGATAATCTGTAAATGGATTTGGGTCTATATTATAACATATATCCCTTATCAATTAGCCCGAAAGAAGGCAACTCGACTGTTAGGTTACAAGCCTACGAACGGACAAGATTATTATTTATTGGTTGGCAATTTAGGTATCCGAGCAGGTTCTTTCAAAGGAAGTTTAGCCGTATTAAGATTGAAGAATTGGGAACTACGGGAAGAGGACAAAGAGTTATACGAGGAGCGTCTAAAGCGCAGTAAAGGGATTCGAATATCTAAAAGTTGAAGGAGGAGGCGGAATAAATGGAAAAAACAAGTGGAGGAATCGGGTTTGCGGGATTATTAACGATTGTATTTATCGTTTTGAAATTAACAGATGTTATTCGATGGTCGTGGCTGTGGGTGCTATCGCCGCTTTGGATTTCTTTAGGGTTTTCATTACTTCTATTTTTAACTATTTTAATTGTTTTATGGATCAAAAAGATTTAAAGGAGGAATCGGAATGAATTCAAACCAACAAACCATTTTAACCTTAACTACCAATAAAGCCACTCGTACAGGTAACGATTTTCGCAACGTTATTTTGAATAGTGAAAATGATTTACGTACATTAGCAATGAAGGCGAATCAGTTTTCTGATTATCTGTGGGAGCAATTAAATGAATTGGAGGTGTTACATCATGATTAAATGCGGTGATCTAGTTGAAATTCAAGACCGCACTAATGTGGAAGAATTTTGTATAGATGGTGAAACCTATAAAGTGTTAGCGAAAGATGATGCGACACTTACTTTAACTTTACAAGATGTTGATGGATTTTCAAAATTCATCATTCCAGAAATACAAGTAAAATTACATGAAAAAACATTAAGTGATTCAGATATATTACAAATTATTCATCGAACAGATAAAGTCTGGTTTTACAAACATGGATGTACGATAGAGGAAGCTTACGATTTGGCAAGAGAGGTCGCTGTTCCTCAATTTGTAAAAAAAGGAAACACTGCATGGTTCAATGCCGAAAATGGAAATATAACTATTTCAACCTTTTTGAAAGAAGGTGAAGACAGTGAAACTGCATGAACTTAGTTCGAAATATGAAAAGCTGTATCAGTTAGCTGATTCAATTGATGAAGAGACCTTTGAAGATACACTTCAAGCAATAGAAGAGCCGCTTCAAGAAAAAGCAATCAATGTCGCAAAGTTAATTTTGACTTGGGATGATGATATTTCCACATTGGATAATGAGATTAAACGTCTTCAAGCTTTAAAAAAATCAATAGTATCTCGTCAAAACCGAACAAAGGAATATTTATTATTTTCCTTAAACAAAGCAGGTATAAAGAAGGTAAATGACGTTAAATATCCTCTAACAATTCGTAATAATACAAAAATTAATGTATATGATTTCAGTCGATTACCAGATAGATTTATACGATACAAACCCGGTGAACCTGATAAAATCGCTATCAAAAAAGCGATTAACGAAAAAGAAACCGTGCCGGGTGCTGAAATCATTGATACACAAACCATTAAGATAGGGTGATGAGAATGGAAATTATAAAGTCAAGTGATATTCAAACAAACAAAGGAACGTATCTAATTTATGCACCGCCGGGGCGAGGTAAAACGACTACGATTAAATATTTATCCGGAAAAACACTAGTGCTAGATGTAGATAGAACAACACGAGTCCTTAAAGACCATCCAAACATTGATATCTCATATATTGATAATGAAGATACGTGGAATCATTGGGGAAAAACGCTAACAGAGTTAACCGGCAAATACGTAGGTGTATATGACAACATTGTTGTTGATAATGTAAGTGAGCTAGAACGTTGCATTTTAGCTAGCCTAGGTGCGGTAGGTAAGAATAATGGTGTTCCTTCCCAAGGTGATTATCAATACATGCAGTTTAAATTAGTAAATAGCTTACGTTACATGAAAAATCTAAAAAGTAACTTGATTTGGACAGCATGGGAGGAAATAGACTTATTCCAAGATTCAAACGGGGCACAATATAATACGGCACTTCCACAGATTAATAAAAGAATTAGGAATAATGTGCTTGGTTTATGCGATGTTGTTGGTCGATTAGTTGAAAAAGAAGATGGTGAACGCGGTTTTATTTTATCGTCTACTAATTCAACATATGCTAAGAATCAAATTGATGATCGCACGGGTTGTAAGCAAAGTGAACTGATTCTTTCGAGTGATGCAGATGCTCCAACTCCGTGATTATCAGCAAAAAATGGTGAGTAAAACCCGTGAAGCGCTTAAAAACGGTTATCGTTGTCCATGTGTAGTAGCTCCTTGTGGCGCTGGAAAATCCGTCATTTTATCCGAAATTATACGCATGACAACACACAACAAAAAACAAGTGCTATTTATTGTTCATCGAAAAGAACTGATTGACCAAATACGCCAGACACTTTTAAAAAATGATGTGGATATGAAATTTGTTACGCTTGGTATGGTTCAAACGATTGTAAAACGCTTAGAAAAAACATCTGAACCGGATTTAATTGTTATTGATGAAAGCCATCACGTGCTAGCAAATAGCTATAAGAAGATTATTCAACATTTTCATCATGCGCTTGTAGTCGGATTTACCGCAACTCCTGTGCGGCTAAATGGCGGAGGATTAGGAGATATCAATGACATATTAATTGAGGAAGTTACAACAAAGTGGTTAATTGAAAACCAATTTTTATCACCATACAAATACTTTGCACCGGAAGTCATGGAAACTTTCCAATTACATGTAAAGCGTACCGGTGATTATGACCTTACCGAATTAGATAATCAGTTCACAGAACGCAAAATATGGGGTGATGTGATTGCGCATTACAGGAAGTTAGCGAACGGTGAGCAAGCCATCCTATATGCTAGTTCCATTTATCAAAGTGAAAAAATGGCTGCTAGCTTTCGTGAAGTTGGCATATCATCTGAACACATTGATGGTAAAACACCGAAACCAGAACGGAATGAAATTATTCAAAAGTTCCGTGATGGCGAAATTAAAGTATTGTGCAATCTTGATTTAATCGGCGAAGGATTCGATGTGCCAGACTGTTCCACCGTTATCATGCTTAGACCAACTCAATCACTCTCTCTTTACATTCAACAGTCCATGCGCGGCATGCGATACAGACCGAATAAAACATCTATCATCATTGACCATGTAGGTAACGTGAATCGCTTTGGATTACCAAATATGGAGCGTACTTGGAGTTTAGAACCAAAAAAGGGTAGTAATCAGACCAAGGCAGAGGCACCCGTTAAAATTTGTAAAGAATGCTTCATGACAGTATTGCAAACGGACAATAAGTGCCCCCACTGTGGAGCAGTGTTTAAAGTTGAAGCAAAAGCAATCGAAGTTGACGAATCAGCAGAATTAAAAGAAATTGATGAACAAACATTTAAATTGGATTTCAGAACACCAGAAGATTGTAAAAGTATGAAAGAACTTTATGACTATGCTAAAACACATAATTATAAGCGTGGATGGGCATACCACCAAGGTAAAGCCCGTGGATTTATATAAAAATTAAACGAAAGAAGGAATTAGAATGTTTAAATTAGATACTAATAATATTTACGAAGGTAAAATTCAAGATGGCACGTACGAAGTAGTGATCAATAATGGTAAAGAAGATGCGACACCAAGTGGAGCGGAATATGTGGAACTTGATTTGATTGTACGGAATGATGTTGAGCAAAAATATCAAAATTCACATATCTTCCATAAAATTTGGATGTCAAAACAAACGAATCAGTACAACCCAAAATCGTTTAATACGATTGGAAAATCCTTGCAACTTGAAAATGGCAAAGAATATAACAGCATCAATGAACTTTTACAAGATTTTTCAATGAAAACATGCCGTGTAACGGTAAAAAATGAACAATCTGAATACAATGGTAAAACGTACGAAAATACGAATGTAAAAGCTTGGCAACCAAGTAATGTGCAAGGCGTTCTAAACCATAAATTTAAGAAGAGTGATAATGATAACAATCCAATCAATATCGAAGATGAAGACCTTCCATTTTAAATGATAGGAGTTCACAAAAATGTATGAACGGATACCTGATGAATTAAAACAGTTAAAACAATGGTGTGCTTATCAGCTTGTCTGGGATGATAAACGACACAAGCATAAAAAAATCCCTAGAAATGCTAATAATGGCGGCTATGGCAATAGTGTGGATGAGGGTACATGGGCGGATTTTAATACCGCCCTTGAATCCTTAGAAAAATATCAGTTTGACGGTTTAGGCTTTTATTTCAAAGAACCCTACTTCGGTGTTGATATCGATGGAATAGAAGAAGAGATAGAAGATTACAAATTAGGTGATACAGATAACATTGTGGCTGAATTCATTCAGACTCTTTCTAGCTACACGGAGTATTCTGTGAGTGGGACAGGTATCCATATCATTTCAAAAGGCGATTTCCCTAGTGGTGGCAGGCGGAAAAACAATGTAGAAATGTATAATCATGGTCGATTCTTTGTCATGACCGGTCAAGTCATTGATAATTACGAAACGGTGAATGAGTCTTCTCACGCGATTCAGTATTTGCATTCTAAATATATCGGTACAAGTGAGTTGCAATCTATTTCACATGAACACACAGGTGTAGATTTGCCTGCTAGTGAGATTATTCAAAAGGCTTATGGAAGTCAGCAAGGGGTGCCATTTAAAACGTTATATGAGGGATTCTGGGAAGGTTTATACACTTCTCAATCGGATGCTGATTTAGCGTTTGCGAATATGCTTGCTTTTTGGACGGGTGCCGATTATGAAAAAATGGACGAAATATTCCGCACGAGTGGATTGATGCGTTCGAAGTGGGATACGAAGCGAGGGGCGTCCACATATGGAGAGAGAACACTCAATAAGGCGATTGCTGAATGTCAAAATGTCTATACACCTAATAATCCTATCACTGATTTTGAAATAAAAATTGCGAATACTGGTAAAACACGTAAGTTATACTCGCAAGATGATACAGGGAATGCAGAACGGTTTCGTGATGAATTTCAGAATCTATTGAGATACTCCTATGTGAATAAAGGCTGGTACTATTACAACTCTAAACTATGGATGTTTGACAACACAGGGAGAGTAAAAGCACTTGCGGATACTGTGATTCAAAATATGAAGAAAGATTTTGCCTATATGGAAGGTGATTCCGATGAAGAAAAAGCCTTTATGAAACATTTGAAAGCGACAAGAAGCAACAAAGGAAAAACAAACATGATTAAGGAAGCAGAACATTTATTACCTGTTTTGCCAGAACAATTCGATACGAACCCTTATTATTTCAATTCGCAAAATGGTTTTATCAATTTAAGAACAGGTCAATTGAAAGAACACGATCGTACGCAGATGTTTACTAAAATCAGTATGGTTGAATACACTGATAAAATCGACGCACCGCTGTGGGAACAGTTTTTAAAGGATATTTTTAATGACGATGAAGAGCTAATTCAATATATTCAGAAAGCCATCGGTTATTCGCTAACAGGTAGTACGCAAGAACAAGTCATGTTTATTTTATATGGAAATGGTCGCAATGGAAAAAGTGTCTTTCTCGACATCGTTAATGATATTTTCGGGACGTACGCCACAAACATTCAACCGCAAACTATCATGGTTAAGCAGCAAACCAGTAATGCGAATAGTGATATTGCACGCTTACAAAGTGCCCGTTTTGTTACCACTACAGAGCCAAACGAGGGAGTAAGGTTGGATGAAGGACTTGTTAAACAATTGACTGGTGGTGACAAGGTAACTGCCAGACATTTGTATAAAAATGAATTTGAGTTTATTCCAGAATTTAAAATCTGGATGGCAACCAACCACAAACCTATCATCCGTGGTCGTGATGATGGGATATGGAGAAGGTTACATTTGGTTCCATTTACAGTCAAAATACCTGATTCAAAAGTAGATAAGCAATTAAAATACAAATTGCGTTCTGAATTAACAGGAATACTGAATTGGGCAGTAGAAGGGTGTTTGAAATGGCAAACAGAAGGATTAGGATTGCCAAAAGCGGTTGAACGGGCAAGTGCTGAATATAAGTCGGAAATGGATGTTATCACGGCTTTTATTGAGGATTGTTGTGAAACTGGAGAAGATAAAAACATCAAGGCAAAGGTGCTTTATGAAACATACCGGGATTGGGCAAAAGATAATGGTCAGTACGTGATGAGTAACACGAAGTTTGGGAAAGAAATCGCTCTAAAATTTAGCAAGAAAAAGGCAAAAACAGGATTTAAATATGAAGGTATCACATTAAATAGCGAATATTTTAATCTAAGCTTTAATTTTTAGGGTGCACAGTTACACTAAACTATGCACCTTCTATGAAGCTTAGAGTATCAATCGATTTCGCTGATAGATAACAGCAGAGGTGCATAGTTGACCCCGATTTCCTAAAACCTTTATATATTTTATTTCCTTATACTACTTTTACTATTTTACTACTAACTATGCACCAAAGATAAAAAAGTATTAATAAAGTAAGTAATACCAATGGGTTAAGAGGGTGCATAGTTGGTGGTTAACTATGCACTAAGTATGCACAACCCTGCACCTTTTTAACCGTTTTTTAAATTTCGTATACAATCAAAAAAGGAGTTGAAAAGATGACAGCCGAACGTGACATTCAAAATGCGATTCGTCTTGGATTAGCAAATCGTGGGCATTATGTATTCAGAGCCAACGTTGGAAAGGCTAAATTACCAAACGGTCGAATGTTCGATACTGGACTACCGCGAGGATTCCCTGATTTATTTGGATTCCGGGGGACTGATGGGAAAATATTTTTTATCGAAGTGAAAAATGAAAAAGGACAACTTCGGAAAGAGCAAAAACACTTTCAAGAAGTGATGCAGTATAAGCCAGCTTTATGCGGAGTAGCACGAAGTATTGAGGATGCAATACGAATTGTGGAGGAGATTTGAATGGACGAATACGTCAAAATTAAGTTATCTACGTATGAATATTTCCGTGAATTAGAACGGATGAAAAAATTAAATGCTACTGCTGAATCGTTAGAACCAGCGATTAAACAAAAGATATATTACAGCACGGGTGATAATAATGGAATTGTAAAGACCTTTGTAGTCGATAAAATCGAGTTGGAAAAAGTAATAAAAGAAATCTACGGTGTATCTAAAGCGATTATTAAATGGGAGTGAAAAAAATGAAATTTAAAAAAGGTAAAGCAATAACTGCACCACCATATTTTCCTTATGTCGAACCAAACATAAAAAGGATTGATACCAGTAAACACGATGTCATAATCGCCCATGATTCCACATCGAAATTACCCATCATTTATGTTGACAATAAACAAATAGAAAATATTGAGTTTGTAGAGTTTAAATGGGTGACTGCTGATGATAGCAACGAAAGTGAACTTTATTTGCATGTATCATGTCTAACTGAAAAAATGCTGTGGGCTGACAATTCTCCAAGATACGTGACAGATGGTACGATTGAACGCCGTGAAATTATCAAAGGGGATAATGAAATTTATGAATTGCAAAAGGATGAGATTATAGAGTCTAATATGATTGAGGAGGGAATGAATTGGGACTAAGTAATCAAGACGTGAACCGTATTGTCGAGGCGATCGCAAACCGAGATAAGCGCACGGAGAAAGAAGAGCGCGATTGGCGTTTACGTAATACCAAACTACTACTTGAAAAATACAGGTTTTTAAAAGCGCATTGTGAGGGTATACCAGCGGAGGTGGATAACTTAGAGGAGAACATAACCATCTTTGACGTAAAAGCTTTAACTTTAGATAGTCTCATCGAGCACAAAGCAAAAAGTTTAAAACTATTAAGGTATTTTGAAGGGATTATAGAAGCATATAGAAGATTGAGTATGGGAGGGGCAGAATCAGCTAAAAGACGATATCGTACTATAGATAAACTTTATCTAGCTGAAATACCGATAACTAAAAATAAATTATCCAAAGAAGAACACGTAGATATCCGTACTGTTGAAAGAGACGTCAAGCGCGCTGTATCAGAGATATCTGTGCTTTTATTTGGAATTAAGGCGGCTTTAGACGAATGGTAAATTGTCGGAAAGCTGTCGCAAAAGTCCAGTTTTTCCGTGTTATAATGATAGTGTAAGATAAATGTAGATGACAGCTGTAAATGTCAAGATAAGGATGTACAAAAACACCGAAATAAGCATGTACAAAATTAATCATCATCTTTTGGGAAATGTTGTTTCAAACGGTAGGAATCTCCTGCTATTGTGACCACCTTGGCATGATGTAATATGCGATCAAGAATTGCGTTGGCAATCTTAGGGTCTTGAAAGACCCCATCCCATTCGCGAAAATTCATATTCGTTGTGAAAATGGTGCTTCGTTTCTCGTAACGCCGATCAATCAATTGAAAAAACAACTTAGAGTCTTCAGATTCAATGGGTAAGTAGCCAATCTCATCTATAATCAAAACTTTATACTTTGTATAATGACGTAATCGAGCTTCTAATCGATTTTCAATGTTTGCGCGTTTCAAATTTTGGATGAGATCGTGACACTTTATAAAGTAAGTACTTTTTCGTTTTTTAGCTGCTGCAATTCCTATTGTTGTAGCTAGGTGTGTCTTTCCAACACCACTAGGACCAAGGAACACAATATTTTGATTATCTTCTATGAAACGTAAGGAGATAAAATCTAAAATTTGTTGCCGATTGATACTAGGTTGAAAATCAAAATCGAATTCTTGAATTTCTTTCAAGTGAGGAAATGCTGCTGTTTTTACCATGGATTGAACCATGTTCTTTTGTCTTCTATCCATTTCATAATTGGTTAATTGTAGTAATGTATCTACAAACGATAGTTCATTTTTAATACCAAAGTCAGCGACTTCCTTAACGTTTTTTCCCATTTCGATAAGTTTTAATTCATCTAAGTTATGAAGTAATTGTTTATAACTCGTACTCATTGATAAAATTCTCCAATCTGTTCTAAATTTCTTTTGGCTAAACTTGTGACATCAATTCCTTCAGGAAATACGTGCTGCAGATTTTCGATATAGTGTTGTTCATCGTAATTTAACTTGGCATGTGTGACTCGATGACAGGCAATCAGCTGGTGTTCTTTATAAATATAGATGTTGTTGGATAGAACTTGATAACCTACGGTTTGTGAACGATATTGTAGAGGCACAGAGTAGAAGTTCCCCTTATATGAAATCATCGCAGATGCATTGACCTTTACTAGCTTATAGACAAGACGATAATGGTCCCGAATCTGAACAGAGGGAAGGGGCTGTAGATACTCTTTTTCTTTTTGATAAACTAAAATAGGAATTTTACCTGTCCCTTGGTGTAGAGAATGATTAATACGTTGACAAAGTGCCTGTAAATACTCTTTTAATTCCGAAAAACTTAATTTTTGCTGATACGCATAAATTTCATCTAAGAATTTCATTGGAGATTCAATTTTCCCTTTGGTTTGGGGGCGCCTGGCTATGCACGGTTTCACTGTAAAACCAAAATCATGAGAAAATTGTTGGAATTTCGCATTGATTTTACCTGGAAACTGAGCAGTCCTCGCTTCATCCATGACGGTTTTCATATTGTCTGTGACTAGTTCCTGCGGAACACCTCCCAATGTTTCAAAACTGGTTGTCAAAAAATGAAATAGGGCTTCCTGCGAACGAGATAAACTTAAATAATAGATGCGGAAGCGTGAATGTCCTAAAAGTAAAACAGCAACATGGATAGTTAACGACTCGCCTTCTTTCGTGATATATGTAAGATCTTCTTTCCAATCAAGTTGTGCCTGTTTTCCTGGTGGTGTTTCAAAACGAGGAATACCTTTGGAACTGGGTAATCGTTTTTGTTGCTTAAAATAGGCATTTAATTCTGGATGGTTTTGGATATAGGAGCGAAAATTAGAGACACTACAAGATAAACCATGTTGATCTTTCAAATATTGCCAGAGGATTCGTTTATAATAAAAAACTTGTTTGGTTTCAGTTGATAACAACTGACAGATAATGGGATAGTAAGGATCGATTTTCGATTTCTTTTGTCTCGTCGTCTTAGGAACAAAACCATTTAGATATTTATCAATCGTTCTTCGATCTGTCTGAAGTTCTCGCGCTAATTGACTTTTATTTATTTTCATATTCAAATTCTCCATTAATAATTGTAATCTGGGTAAGTCTGAAAGACTTTTAATTTCCATCGTTGTATTAATGTTTAACTGAATTTCCATACAAACCACCTCAATAGTCAGTATGGAAAAAACAAGTGAATTTGTACATATTTATTCAGGTGAAACTGTACATATTTATTTTAGCGTTTCTAGACAGCCAACCACTCCAAAAAACTACTCACGGTTGGCTGTCCTTCACATTTAACTTGCGCGATGGGTTAAACTTGAGTTGTATAGGTATTGCTATCAGGGTGACATTTTGTATTGGACTCATGTTGCAGCATGGGTCTTTTTAAAATTATGGTTCGGTAGCTCAGTTGGTAGAGCACTTGGGTGAAATTCAGGGTGTCGGCAGTTCGATTCTGCCTCGAACCATTTTAATAGAACCCCTCACACCTCTCGAAGAAGTGCCCCATGAGGGGACAAATATAAATACAAGAAGTCCTGTGTTAGCGCGGGGCTTTTTATTATGGTTAAAGGAGTGGGGATGGATGAATTTCGAGAAGGCGGCAGAAGTGTTTAGCTTAGCAGGCCAGTGCGCGAAAAAGGTAGGGAATCAACTTACTAAAGCTTTTAGTAAATCAACGAAGCCTAATAAAGCAGAGAGGCCAAAACTTAAAACGAACAGGCAAGAGGCGTTTAAGAACGTTACACGAAAGTGATAAGTCATGACTAAACTATCTCAAGAAGAACGATTGACTTTTTATAAATCGAAAGAGTGGCGGCAGACGAGAGAAGTTATTTTAAAACGAGATAAGTTCGAATGCCAAGAGTGTAAAAGGAATGGGAAAGTTACAACCGGTGAACGACTAGACGTTGACCATCTTCTAGAACTAGAAGACTACCCAGAGCTAGCACTAGAGCCAACCAACTTAGAAACAAAATGTGTAACCTGTCATAACAAAAAACATAAGCGTTTCATGAAAAAAGAAAATAAATGGGACGATGAAAAATGGTAGCCTACCCCCGGGTCAAAAGTTCAGCAAAATAATTCGGCTCTGGGAACGGTGTGGGGTCTTTTGTCGAGAAAAACAGCTTTAAAATAGGCGCAATAGGGGGTGATAACATGAAATCAAAGGCAGCAATCAATCGAATCAAAAAAGAATTGTTAAAAAAAATCGATGCAGATAATGCGGTCCAACTTGAAAAAGTAGATCGCTATTTAAATTTATTATCTATTTTTTATCAGCTTGACGATAGCATCACTGAAAAAGGCGTGATGGTAGAGACTATAAATGCAAGTCAAGTATTCTTAAAACCGAACCCCGCCATCGCCGAAAAAAATAAAGTGAACACGTCGCTAATCGCGCTCGGTAAAGACCTTGAACAAACCTATTCACCGCCAGCTTCTGAGAAAGGAACGAGCTACAAAGCTAGTGATTTAGTATGATAAAGCAAAAATATGTAGAAGCCTACATTCAAGATTTCGAAACGGGAAAAGTTAAATTTAATGAAGAGCGTAAACAACTCATACGCTATATACGAGAGGACATCCTAACAAGAGATGACCTCTTTTTTGATGACGAAATGATTGAGAATTGTATCAAGTTTGGCGAAAAATGGTACTTCCCGTTGCCACCTTTTCAAAGGTTCCTAATCGCTTTTATCTTTCTGTTCTACAAAAAAAATAAAAAAGCCTTCTACCGTAAATTTTTATGGATGCTTGGACGCGGTGGCGGAAAGAACGGTCTCATTTCAGTGGTGACCCATTTTTTAATTAGCGAACTGCACGGGATAAATGAATATAACATTTCTATCGTGGCCAACTCCGAAGACCAAGCCAAGACCAGTTTTGAAGAGGTCTACAACGCCATTGAAATGGATAAGGTTGAAACAGGTAAATTGAGAGAAGCCTTCCTTAATCAAAAAGCCAAAATCGAAGGTCGGAAAACACGAAGCGTTCTCAAATTTAGAACTTCAAACGGCAATACAAAAGATGGATTACGCGATGGCGCGGTTGTTTTTGATGAAATACATCAGTATTTGACCAACCAAGACGTGAAAGTACACATTAGTGGTTTAGGTAAAAGGAAAAACCCACGCGAGTTTTACATCGGTACAGATGGTTATGTCCGAGAAGGCTTTTCTGACGGACTGCTTGAGAAAGCCCGTAAAGTTTTAGAAGGCGAAGCACGCCCTAATTCAATCTTCCCATTCATCTGTAAACTGGACAGCGAAGAGCAAGCCGACGACCCTGAATGTTGGGAGCTCGCGAATCCGATGCTTTCGGAGCCACGCTCGGAGTATGCGGAAATCCTTTTCGATACTATATACGAAGAATGGGAGGACTTAGAAGAAGACCCGTCTAACCGCGAGGAGTTTATGACCAAACGAATGAACTTACCTGTGATCGATTTAGAAAAAAGTGTAGCATCGTGGGAGGAAATACTTGCAACGAATCGTTCTTCTCCGGATGTATCTAAATCGATGTGTATTGGCTGCTTGGACTTCGCCAGCATCCGGGATTTTGCGGCATGTGGGTTATTGTTCCGTAAGGATGAGGATTATATTTTCAAAACGCACTCGTTCGCTCGTAAACATTTTTGTGATGTGTACTATGGTTATTCTAAATCAAATGATGTGCTGAAAAAGCAAAAATTTGCGCCTATTCGCGAGTGGGAAGAAAGTGGGCTTCTCACGGTGGTAGATGAACCCTCAATAAACCCTCAGCACAAGTGGGCTTCTCACGGTGGTAGATGAACCCTCAATAAACCCTCAGCACATCGTGAATTATTTTGTGGAAGCGATACCCCGCGCCCACTCTTAGAAGCCGAAGGGTTTGAGGTTGAAATTATCAGAAATCCGCGTGCGATTCATAGTTTGTTAGCACCACGCATCGAGAGTGCTTTCGCGAATCGTCACGTTATTTTTGACAACAACCCTTTGATGCGTTGGTACACCAATAACGTACTGGTTCACATCAAAAAAGATGGCAATAAAGAGTATTTGAAAAAGGACGAAGTGCGACGGAAGACGGATGGTTTCCAAGCTTTCGTGCATGGTATGTATCGCGCTGATGAAATTGAAAACGTTGACTACGGAGAAGCGCTTGAGTTCTTAAACAAACTTGACTTTTAGGAGGTGAGAACATTTGGGATTATTTGATAGCATTTTTAAACGAAATCAAGAACTAGAATGGATGTATGACTATGAGTATTTAGTAGATACTTCCCAGAAAGCCTATTTAAAAAGAATCGCTTTAGATACTTGCATTCAATTTTTGGCACGTTCTATCGCGCAATCTGATTTTCAGATTCGAGACGGGACCAAAATTTTAAAAAATGACTGGTATTACAAACTAAACGTAAGACCAAATACAGACGAATCAGCAAGTACCTTTTGGGAAAAAGTGATTTATAAATTAGTTCATGACGGGGAATGCTTGATTGTCTTGTCGAATACGGATGATTTACTTATCGCCGATTCTTTTGAACGTAAAGAGTACGCAGTGTATGACGATCTATTCACAGGTGTAACAGTGAAAGATTACGAATTTAAAAAGTCCTTCCCGATGAACCAGGTATTTTATTTGGAGTACGCAAACTCGAAGCTATCAACTTTCATTGAGGGGCTATTTGACGACTACGGCGAAATATTCGGGCGTATGATTAGTGCACAACTTCGAAACTATCAACTGCGCGGGATTGTCAAAATTGGGAAAAACGGAGGGGCCTTTGATACAAAAAAACAAGAAGCCATGCAAGCTTATCTCGATAAGGTGTACGCGGCGTTTCAAAATAACGCGGTGGCCATCGTACCTGAAACTCAAGACTTCGAATATAACGAACTGGGCGCAACGCGAGCCACGAACGCCCAATCGATAGACGAGCTAACGAAACTCAAAAAGTCTATGATTGATGACGTCGCTAAAATGCTAGGTATCCCGCCCTCTTTAATTCATGGAGAGATGGCAGATTTGAACAACAGCATGAAATCGTTTGACCAATACGGCAAACGTCACTTTATGCGTAAAATTCAGGATGAGTTAAACGCGAAACTCTTTACCCCGGCTGAATATTTAGCGGGGCAACATGTGAAAATTATTAATCAAAAATCGCCACTCGAAAGTGCAGAGGCGGCGGACAAGCTTATAGCGTCTGGCTCCTTTAGCCAAAACGAGGTTCGGGATATGTACGGTTGGGAAAGGGCAGATGACCCAGAACTTGACCGCTATATTTTAACTAAAAACTACCAATCCAATGAAGGAGGTGAGGACGAATGACGAAGATTGAAGTAATGGGCCCTATTATAGCGAACGAGGATAAGTGGATATACAACTGGTTTGAGATGCCGGCAACATGCGGGAAAGACATTACAAATGCGCTTGAAAATGCCACGGGTGAGGTGGAGGTGCACATCAATTCGAACGGCGGTGACCTTTTTGCAGGGAGTGAAATTTACACAGCATTAAAAGACTATAACGGGCTAGTGACAGTGAAAGTGGTCGGTATGGCAGCTAGCGCGGCTTCTATCATTGCCATGGCAGGTGATAAAGTTTTAATCTCGCCAACCGCACAAATGATGATTCATAATGTACAACTTTACACAGGAGGCGACCATCGCGACTTACAAGACGCATCAAACGTCGCAAAAAACGCAAATGTATCTGTGGCAAACGCCTATCAACTAAAAACGGGCAAGAGTTTAAATGAGCTTCTAACACTCATGGGTGAAGAAACTTACGTAAACGCTCAACAAGCCGTGGAAATGGGCTTAGCTGATGAAATCATGTTTCAAGAGAACACGGAAGCTCCGCGCTTAGTAGCAGATTTAGGCGGTATGCTACCACAGTCTGCACTTGACAAAGTACGAAACTTACGCGCCGAAAATCAAACACAAAATGTAACAATTCAAGCCGAAGACGTGAAAAAAATAGTCGCCGAGGCAGTCGATGAACTCAAAGCGAGTCTCACACTTGACAACTCGGAACCTAATGAAAAGAAACCGACCAATCCGCAAAATGCAGGGTTTGAAAGGTTTCTTTTTTAATACAAAAAAATAGGAGGAATACTAATGACTGTAAAACTGAACAAGGAAAAACAAGAACAATTTAATCAAGCGAAACAGGATTTTATCAACTCCATTCAAAACGGAGAGAGCCAAGAAGCACAGGGAGAAGCTTACTCTAAAATGCTGGATAGCTTACAAGAAGGGCTAATGGCTGATGCACGCGAAGCCGCACGCGAAGAAGCAGAGCTTTATTCTGCGACCACAAGCGCGGACTCGATGCTAACAGCGGCGCAACGGAAATTCTATAACGAAATTAACACAAATGTAGGAACGAAAGATGAGACTCTTTTACCGCAAGAAACGGTAGACCGAATTTTTGAGGATATGACAACAGAACATCCGCTTTTATCTAAAATCGGATTGAAAAATGCAGGCTTACGTCTAAAATTCTTAGCTTCTGAGACAACTGGCGTAGCTGTTTGGGGTAAAATCTTCGACGAGATTAAAGGACAGCTAGATGCGACATTCAGCGAAGAAGAAAGTATATCAAGTAAACTAACAGCTTTCGTGGTTATTCCTAAAGACTTGAAAGATTTTGGACCTGCGTGGATTGAGCGCTTTGTACGCCTTCAAATTGAAGAAGCATTTTCCGTAGCACTAGAATTAGCTTTCCTGACTGGAGACGGACAGGATAAACCAATTGGGCTAGATCGTGATATCAATAGTGGGAGACGGACAGGATAAACCAATTGGGCTAGATCGTGATATCAATAGTGGGACAGTTACGGGGGGAGTTACGACGTACTATCAAAGAGCTAACTAGCGTATTTAAGTATCATTCTGTAAAAGAAAATGGTAAGGCTTTAGCTGTTGCTGGAAAAGTTGTACTTGTTGTTAACCCTGCTGATGCTTGGGATGTTAAGACACAATATACTTTCTTGAACGCTAACGGAACGTATGTAACGGCTCTGCCTTACAATCTGGATATTGTTGAATCAGAAGCGCAGGCAGAGGGAGAAGTTCTAACGTTTGTGACAGGTAGATATGACGCTTATCTAGGCGGGGGAATTAACGTGAAGCAATTTGACCAAACGTTAGCACTTGAGGACTTAGATTTATACGTTGCAAAACAGTTCGCATATGGATGCGCAAAAGACATTAAAGCATCCGCTATTTGGACATTAAATATAGCGGATACGGTACCAGAGGCGTAATTAAAAACTAAGGAGGAATAGAAACATGGCTAAATTTAAAGTACTAAAAAGATTCAGGGATAAAGAAGAGAACTGTTTACGTGAGCCAGGTTCTGAAATTGAATTAACAGAGGAGCGCGCTAAAGCAATCAAAGACAAACTAGGCGATGGGTTCTTGGAACCTGTGAAAGAAGAAGTGAAAGAAGAACCTGCGAAAGAGCCAACAAAACCAAAAACGAATGCTAAAAAGTAGGTGAGGGCCTTGGTTGAGATAATAACACCAGAGCTGTTAACTGAGTTCAAGGCAAGAAACCGGATTTCCCATAGCTCGGAAGATGAAGCTTTTATTAAAGCTTTACGAAAATCCTATCTAGCCATTTGCTCTAAATGTGGGATTTTTAACCCATCGACCGATGAACAGGGCGCAGAGCTTGTTTTTGAGCGGACGCGCTATGTACTAAACGATGCGCTAGAATATTTTGACCGCAATTTCAGCCATGAGATGTTAGATTTTTCGTTAGAGCTCGAAGTGAAGCGCAGAGAGGCCGAGGAGGAAACTGCAGATGAAACATTTTAAATATAATCCTCCTCGCGTCAGCGCGTCTAACTTAACCACGCCTGTTACATTCTACGAATACGAGAGTGCAGGGCCTGAGCCAAACGAAACAGCAAAATCTATATTATACCAGTGCTTCGCAGATGTATATGAGTCCTCTGAAAAGGACTTTAAACAGTTAGAGAGTGTTGAAGTGCAAGGTGCTATCACGCTTTTAATCCGTAACCCAAGCACTGATTACCTTATAAAAACGAAGCACCGAATCGAGCTTGACGACTTCCGATACCAAAATAAAAAGTATGAAATTAAATCCGTTTCCGTAGATTTAGAAAAACATAACTTCGTAAAAATTATAGCGGCGGTGATGGCATGAGTGTAGAAGTTAAAGGCCTTAACGCCATATTAGCGCAAATGACAGAGCAGCTAGGACCCGCAAAAATGAATCAACTTTCCAGCCGAGCTTTAAAAGCTGGGGCACAGGTCGTGCAAGAGCGAATGGAAAAAGCTTTTGAGAGTTTCGCTGATACAGGCGCATCTAAAAATGAAATTGTTATTAGCGCACCACGGAATAGCTACGGGGTAAAGCAAATCAAACTTGGTTGGAACGGACCCAAAAGCCGCTGGCGCATTATCCATTTAAACGAAAACGGCTATACAAAAAACGGGGAGAGGATTACACCTCATGGCTTTGGCGCTATCAAAAAATCTATTGAGAGTTCTACGCCAGAATTTAACAAAGCTGTAGAACAAGAATTGAGGCGCGGCCTATGGTAGATATTCTAGATGCTATCTATCAACGTTTTGTTCAAAATTCGGTTATTCAGTCTCACTGTAAAGATCGAATCTATTACTACATTTATCCCGAAACAGCGGACAAAACAAAACCCTTTCTAATTATCTCGCCCCTCGAGCCTCCTTCGGAGGATGTGTTCGGGAGTGATTCGGCGTCTGTGGAGAGCGTGAGCGTGCAGATAGACGCGGAGGCACAAAATCGCTTAGCGGTTAAAGAGATTCAGCTAGCAGTTAGGAAAGAATTAAAGCAATTAAATATCACACAAGATTTAGGTGGACTCGATGAGTATTTTCCAGAGACGACGCGATACGTTGACTCTCGAAGATACTCCGGTCTGCCTTTTTCGTTATACAAGGAGGAATTTAAATGATTACAGTAGGATTTAAAAGAGCAACAGTGGCAACGTTTGGCGCGGATGGCGCTGTTGTAAATACACATGTTGTAGAAGGAAGAGCGACCAAAGGGGCAACTACAGAGGCCCAAATCACAGGTCTATCGCCAGAGTCCAAAACGGCTTGGGGCTCGGACGTTGGGTATTACATTTCTCAAAAAGGTGTCGGGGAGCTTAAACTCGAACTTTCTATATTAGATTTAACTTTTGAAATGCAGAATGACGTTTTAGGCTGGAAACAAGATGCTACTCTTGGGTTCACCGCAGTAGGAGACCAGACAGAACCACCTTACACGGCAACTGTATTGGAAAGCTATAATGCTGAAAATGAGCCTGTCGCATTTGCCTTTTTCCGTGGACGTTATACAAAAGATGAGTTTGGGTTAAAAACCAGAACGAACGAAGCCTTTGAACCAGAAGCTGAAAAACTAGTCATGAACTGTGTAGCAAATGAAGGCGGGCTTTCATACGGTATGGCCGTTGGAGCAGAAAATGTAGCTAAATTAAAAGCTTACGCTATTCCACAAGCAGCATAATTCAAAGCCTCGTGAAAATCGGGGCTTTATTTTGAAATAAAGGAGAGTAAACATGGTTAAAATTCAATTAACAAATCCCAAAACGGGCAAAAAAGAAACCTTTACGCAAGATTATATTAAAGCACGATACGTTAGAGACGGGCTGAAACTAAATGCAGAAATGACAAAAGAAAAGTCAAATGATCTCCTTATTTTGGAAAAAGGAATCGATTTTATCGTTACCGTTATGGATAACCCGAAAGTGACAGAAGATACCGTGTTGGACGGAGTGAGTCATGAAGAAATCTGGCCTCTAATCGGTGGAGTGCTCCGCGGGGTCGTATATGGCCAAGGCGAAGACGAAAGTCAAGAAGCGGGGAAGCAGTAAATCTCGACGAGGCTTTAGATGACGTAAACAATCTTTATCGAGCATTAATTGAGAGCGGGTGGAGTTACCGTGATATAGATGAAGCGGACTTCTACCATTTGTCTTCTTTATTCGCTCAAAAGAAACAAAAAGTGATTCCTTTAGAAAATTTAATTCAGCAGATGCAGGGAGGAGGGAAATAGATGGCCGGAACAGGCAAACCGCTTGGCAAAATGATAATCGAAATGGATTTAAACTCGGCTAAATTAACGAGTTCATTAACAGCAGTTAAGCGGAGTTTAAAAACGAGCGAATCTCAAATGAAAGCGCAAATGGCTATTTTTGATCGCGCTGATAATCGGTTAGGCAAGCTTGGCGCGCAATATGCAGGCTTAGACAGGTCTTTGCAGTTGAATAAAAAACATACTGAGAATTTAACGCGTGCTTACAAAGAAGAAGTAAAGGCACACGGAGAAACATCCGTCAAAGCGCAAAACTTATCACGAGACATTAATAACTCTGTTGCGAAACAGGCGATACTTGAGAAACAGTTGAAAGCGACCGGGCGCGCGATGGATATCGAAAAACTAAATATCAATGAACTAAATGGCAAGATGCAAGCGCAGGGACGGCTTTCGGCGGCATTAGCTGAATCTCAAACGCTCGCAGGGAATAAGATAGGAGCGGCAAGAGCGCAATACGCGGGACTAAGTCAAAAGGTAGCCACACTTACACAACTTCGCGGTTTAGAGCAACAAAAACTTGAACTGTTAGCCAGCTCGCAGGGGAAAGCCTCCCAAGCGTATTTGAACCAAAAAGCACGTGTACAAGAGCTTGGTAATGAGATTGTATCAAGTCAAAACCACATGCGATCTTACGCCAAACAAATTGGGAATATCCCGCCTCAATTCGACAGGTTCCGAAATTCTATGGACCTCACCTCGCAGAAGCTAAAAACGCTAGGCTCTCAAACAATGGCTATCGGAAAAAAGATGTCCTATTTATCTGTTCCGGTTGGAATCGGTTTATTTGCCGCGACGAAAAGTGCTGTGACCTTTTCTTCTGAAATACAAAAGATGTCAGCGCTATTAGACGATGGCACGGTATCGGGAGATAAACTGAAACAACAATTATCAGGCCTCGGAGACGCTTCTAAAAAATGGTCTGTGCAATATGGTATTTCTACTTCTGCCATAAACGACGGTATGGAAGAAATCATCAAAAAAGGGTATACGTATGAGCAGACACTTGGAGCGATGCCATCCATCATGGATGCTTCGGTTGCATCTGGTGAAGATTTTAATGTCGTGATGAACAACTCGACTTCTATTCTTGAGCAATTCGGCTTAAAGGTAGCAGATACACAAGGTACACTCAAGAATACACAGCGGGTTACGGACAGCTTAACATTCGTGGCGAATAAAACAGCCGCAGGGTTCGCCGATATGGGGCTTGCGATGGAATATGTCGGACCGGTCGCACATAGTGCAGAAATTTCATTAGAACAAACTTCTGCGGCGATCGGTTTAATGTCGAACAACGGAATCGAAGGAGAAAAGGCAGGTACCGCTCTTCGCGGGGCTTTAACTCGTTTATTAAAACCATCTAAGCAGAACATTGAAGGTTTTACGAAGCTTGGCATTTCCTCAAAAGCTTTCCGTGATGGAACATTGGATTTACCCACTCTACTCGACAAGATTAAGAACAATACAAAAGGCTGGACAGGTGCACAACGTGCTTCCGCAATCGCCTTAGCCTTTGGGACCGAAGCCCAAACAGGAATGAACGTGTTAGTTCACCAAGGCGGAGACGCCCTACGTGGGCTTACTAACGAAACCAAAAATGCCACAGGCTATACAAAAGAACTAGCTAAAAGCATGGGGGATACGCCTGCTAAAAAAATTGAGCGTTTTAAACAATCCATACACGTTCTAGGTATTGAATTCGGCGATAAGGTACTCCCCGCGATTACTCCTTTAATTGAAAAAGGAACAGAACTCATTCAGAAATTCTCTGAAATGGATGACAAGACCCAACAGACTATCGTGAAATGGGCATTAATCGCCGCTGCGGCTGGGCCCGTCACTATGGGCTTGGGGGCCGTAACGAAAGGCGTAGGCGCGTTAATTGGTGTAGGCTCTACACTAACAACTGGTTTAGGTAACATCATGCTTCAATCTAAAAATGTGAAAGCAGGGTTAGATACTGTCTCAGCAGGCTCTAAAATCGCAAACTCTGGAATGGGTCTCGCAGCAAGGGGCGCCTCAACGTTTGGCTTGGCCTTATCCCCTCTTGGCGTAGGAATTCTCGGCGTAGGTGCAGTTTTGGCAGGAGGGTACGCCGCTTGGAAAATCTGGGGCGAGAAAGCTTACGAATCCGCCGAACGTACTAAGCGCTGGGGAACAGATGTTGGCGAGCAGACAGACCAAACTTTACAGAAAGTGCAAAATTTGAAAACGCAAGGGGTCGGGGACTTTGAGCTTTTAGCATCAGGCGTTGACGGCTCCTCAACTAAGCTTGTAGGAAGTTTCGAGAAGATAGGGAAATCATTAGAAAATGATGTCAAGAAACGAATTAAAGAGACAAAAGAGGCACTTGAGGACTTACCAGATTATGCGCAAGAACCTGTTGCAGAGGCTGTAGAAAAAGAAGAGGAACGCTTAAATAAACTGCTAACTGCAATCAAGAAAAATAATAAAAAAGTTTCTGATGTCAAGGCAAACGCTAAGAAAAATGATCGTGAAGTCACGCTTATTGAAGCTAAAAAGATTGAAGATATCGAAGAGGACTCTCTTGAAAAGTACCTTCAAATGACAGTCAGCAACAAGAACGACCGAAAAAAAATATTAGATACGATGACAGGCGATGTTAAAACAGCCTCAAAAGAACAAGGAAAAACGTGGGTCAAGAATTTAGCAGAACAGCGACAAGCCTTAGCCGCGGACGGTGTGGAAAAACGTAAAGAACTTAAAAAAAGCTTAACTGAAATTTATGGCGAAAACAGTAGCGCTGTAAAAGAAGGGATGAAGGCTTTTGATGACGCGCAAAAAACGGCATTATCACCGTTTGAGCGAAAAATAGGCGACATCATGAAGAAATACCCCGAGTTAGCTAATGAAATACTAGTGGCTAACGGTCAGATGATTAATAGTAATGATGAGTATGCCAGCGCGGCAATTGCGGCCAATAAAAAGGCAATAGACGGTTTTGGCACTTCGTCGGACGCCATCGGCGAAAAAGCAGCGAAGACGAAGAAAGATTTAGCTCTTCTCGCGGATGATACCAGCAAGGCGGGCAAAGCCTGGAACGATTTAATTATTGATAAAAAAACGGGCACCGTCAAGACTAACTTGCCAGACGTTTTACAAGACATGACGAAAACCGATAAGGGCTGGAGTCAGTTAAAATTTATTGCTAAAAACGCGGACTTATCCACCAATGCAAAAGAGGCGCTGGCGGACGCCATGACAAGCTCTGACCGTTGGAACAAAATGACCTACGAAGAGAAAAAGCTCTATGTCAAAACCCCAGAAGCGGGAGATGTAGAAAAACTATTCAAAGACTTAGGAAAATGGGATTTGTTAAATCCTGCTGAAAAAGACCTGATTATTAACGCTAAAAATAAAGATGAGCTAACAGACGCTTTAGTTAAAACGGGCCAATGGAATGAACTTCCAGATGATATGAAGAAAAGCATTAACATGGAGTTGTATGGTTTAGACCAAGTTAAAGAAGGGCTGAAAAATACAGAACTGTGGAACATTGCATCTTTTGATAACAAAGAGGCATTATTAAACGCGAAATCCACAAATGAGTTTAGACAAGCGTTAATCGATATGGGCTTTTGGGAAAAGGTTCCTGATGAGCTGAAAAAAAGCATTAATGCAAAAGTAACAGGCGTGGAGCAACTTAAAGAAGGCGTTAAAAAACTCGAGTGGTGGAATGACATCCCTGAGATTGATAAAAATGTGATTTTAGATGCGAACTCAACCGCTGATTTCCAGGATGTGCTCGAGCGATTTGGGCTGTGGAAAAAATTACCTGACGAATTAAAGAAAAAATTTACAGTAGACGACAAAGACTTCACGAGTAAAACGCAAGCGGACCAGATATTAATTGAAAAATTTGATTCAACAAACCCAGATCCCGTAAGATTTTTAGCTAATAATGACGATTTATTAGCTAAAGTCCGAAACGGCGAAGAAAAAATAATTATGTTCAACGGCAAGAAAGTAAACTTGAAAACGTTGTATGGTAATAATAAAAGTCTGATTGATTCTATTGCGTTTGGGTCTGAGAGCATTCTAAAATACAACCAAAAAGACGTGGAATGGAAACACTTAAAAGCAGAGTATGGTGACTTAATGCGGAAATTAGCTTACGGCCAGTTGAAAGTAAAAGACTGGAACGCCTTAAGTATCCCAGCCAAACAAGCGCTGCTAAAAACCAACGCAGGCGACGTTAGCGGGCTATTGAGACAAGCTTACAAAGACTGGCAAAATATGTTGAATACGAGAAATCAAAAAGTTATTGAAATTGCGTACAAGACAAATGGCAAAGGCCCAAGCGGTGTATTAGGAATGGAACGCGGCACTGACTACCATCGGGGTGGCCCCGTTCTTGTTAATGACGCACCAGGAGCACATTATAGAGAGCTCGTCACGACACCGAGCGGGCGTAGTTTTATCCCGGAAGGACGAAATGTGCTCTTACCCAACTTACCACGAGGCTCTTCCGTACTCCGCGGCGATTTAACAAGTAAAATGTTAAAGGGCATACCACGTTTTGCCGAAGGGACCAGAAAGCAAATTGCCACGCCTATTTTCGCTAATTCGGCTGTGATGCAAACCATTCGAACTGTTTTATCAGCACTTAGACAAACGCCGAACACACAAGGTGATCGTCAAAGTAATCAAGAATTAATAGAACAACTCATACAGTCTAATCAACAACAAAGTGTCATGATAGAACTGTTACAAAAGCTAGTTAGTAAAGAATTGAAAATAGATGAGAGGGCTTTATCGAATAGCGTTAGCCGTCAACAAGCCCGAGAATATCAACTACGAGGAGGAGGTTAAAGATGAATAAAAAAAATTGGGTTCGAATTATTCAAGGAGACACCCAAACTGATTTAACTGAACAATTCCCCATACGGATTTTAGGTGCACGATCAACAATGCCGACGGCCTCCATTCCTCGTGTGACGCAAGCAGGAGCTGACGGGGCTGTTACGTATACACCGAGTTATGAACCTTTTAATTTGGAAGTGGATTGTCTGTTAGAGTCTTATGATAACTATGATTATCATTTAGTTATGAATGAGTTAAAATCTTTACTTTGCGGGCAGTCCACGTATTATGTGCAATACGAAAAACTGCCAGCACGCCAGTACTGTGTAGATGAATGTAGTATAGAGGAGCCCGATAAGTTCCGAAAAGACGCGGCGCGTTTCACTTTGAAATTTTACGTTTTCAAAGGCTTTTCTGAATCTTTGGCCACATCCACCGTACCGCTCGAATACAACGAGGAAGTGTGGGGCATCGGGCTAAATCTACCCGATGGCGAAGACTTACAATACGTCTTTAGTGATGAACCAATTTTTAACCTGTATAACCCAAGCGATATGCGTATAAATCCGCGATTTCATCCACTGTCAATTGCCTTGACATGTGACAGTGTGCCGGGGCAAAATGTCCGTATATACAATAGAACCAACGGGACTTTATTCGAACTGAAAAAACAAGTTAAGAAGTCGGATATTTTATTAATTGACGGTGTATATCCGTATTTAAACGATGTCAGATGCGGCATCGATACGAATCACGGGCTTATTACGTTAGAGCGCGGCTGGAATCGGGTACAAGTCATCAATGCAACGAATACAACCATCGCCTTTGACTTCCCGTTCTATTATCGGGGGTGATGAGATGCTAGTTGAAGACATACTTTATAGAAATTATTCAGGCACGATTGAGGAACTGCTTATCGACTTTGACCCGGATAGTTTTCGATATGAATACGAAGAAAATGAAAAAAGAAACATCCAATTGACGGTCTATTTAACTAATCGAAACATGGGAATTTACAAAGGGCTCTCAGAGGAGGCTTTTTTAATTTGGAAAGACCAGGTCTATACGATTAAAGAGTGCAACCCGCAACAACAAGGCGATATTCAATTTAAAGAAATCATTGCGCAGCATATTTCTTTCGGATGTGCGGACCACGTCAATTATGACAAAGTAGAACCTGAACGTGTCTATACCATCCAACAATACCTTGACCACGGTAATACGGGTCAAGACTTGGGCTATACAATAGAAGTCCGCGGGGAGTTCCCGAAAGCTTCTTTTTCGTCCGTAGGGCAACAATCATTATTACAATATATACAAACGGCCACAGAGCGATTTGGCGGAATTTTTTACGCGGATAATAAACATTTGGTCATCTATTCAGAAGCGGAATGGGGCAAATATAACGGCAAGGACTTACGCTATCAATTCAACACTGATACTGTCAAACTTACCTCGAATACGTATAATCTCAAAACCTATATTAAAGGCTTTGGCGCGACGAGAGAAAATGGAACTGTTGTAGAAGCGACGTATGTATCGCCTAACGCGAGCAAATACGGCAGGCGCAAAGCCGAACCGATTTTAGATGACCGCTATTATTATGCGCAGCCGCTGCAGGACTATATCAAGACTAAAATATTAGATGTACCTGAAACTTCACTAGACATTACGTACACAGGTGATGAGGTTGTCAATGATAATGAGATGTTGTATTTAATTCACGAAGCTCTAGGCTATGAAAGCATGCTAAAGTTGAAACGTAAGACGGAATATCATCCCTATACAAACAAGCCACAAGATTTAGGTTTCAGCAATAAATTAGCGGATATGGTCGACATCCAGCGTCAGGCACATAAGCGCTATAACAATATGAACACGCGTTTAGAAAGTACGCGATATGAAGTGAAACAAGCTGCAGGGATAGCGGAAACTTCACTAAGCGGAAACATTGTTCAAACGATTGTTACAGACGACACATCTGATATTGCCCCTGTTATACAAGCTACTTCTACCTTAAAAGATGAACCGACAGGGATTAAGGATGTACTGTTGACGAAAATGCGAGACGGTACAGCAGTTTATACTAAAACTCATAAACAAGCAATTGACGGCTTGAACGAGGCGAGCGAAAGCAAAAACGGCTTGATGAGTGCCGAAGATAAAGCCAATTTACAAAAGTTACTAACACAGGAAGTGACGCTCTACGATGACGCTGGACGAGCTTACACGCTCTCGATTGACGAGACAGGGCAAATCTCAGCGACACTTGTGGAAGAGGAAGGAGGAACGACAGAATGAAAAAATTAAACAGGCAAGGCAACGAGATTCAAGGTTCTGATTATCGAAATAAAATGAACGAAAACTGGGACGAGATAGAAAAAGCAATCGGGACGGACGGAATCCCAAGTCCTGCAGAGGTCGTGAGTAAAAATTTTCCTATCAGCCCAGAGGACTTGCAAGGTGCTATAGTCTCTAACTATTTCAACCTTGCTACAATAACAAAGGATGTTTCCATTGCGAATTTAACTGGAGAGCTTGTCACAGCCGTTGGGGCGAATGTTAGCCATTACATCCGAGTGGTTGGAGCTAGTGTACTAGGCTGTAACTATGCGTTTAATACGGCTGGGTGTTTTTACGACGCTAATTTTAAATATGTCGGCTATGCGCGTTTTGTGGCTTCTGCAGCGGCAAACTGGTATACGTGTCCCGTTCCTGAAAAGGCTGTTTATTTCAGGGCGGTTGTCACCACAACCACACTCAATAAATACATGTTGACGTTATCGGCAGATAAACAAATTTACACGGAACATAAAGTTTCGCTCCCATGGATTAAAAAGCCTAGCTCCTTGAATGGATTGAAGTTAATCACATTTGGGGATTCTATCACATGGCAGGACGGGCAGACGATTAACGGTGTATTGTTCCAAGGATACCAGACCTATCTACGTGAAGCGGGTGCAGAGGTCACGAATGAGGGTGTCGGGAATATGTCCTTTGCGAAAAATACGAAGGTGGGTGCAGAAGAGCTATATTTGTATAAAAAAATCGTCATGGAAGAATACGACTTGACGGGTGTTGACGCCGTGACCATTGCCTGTGGGACGAATGACGTTGGCTTTAATGTTTCGCTTGGAGAGGCGGGGGGATTTTCTGATACCACATGGGACACAACAACATCTTTAGGTGCTTTACGTGCCATTCTAGAATATATCCGCTCTAACTTCCCGACCGTGGATATTTATTTGATGACCCCGCTTCAAAATAAAACGCGAGATATGGAGAAACATGAGTACATTTCGGACGGAATTATCAAGCTAGGCGGCATTTACAGCGCTCCTGTGCTCGATCTATTCCGAGAATCCGGGCTAGGTAAGTATACATTCGACTTATACACACGCGATGGCTTACACCCGAATAATGATGGTTACGCCAAATATAGCGCGCTTATCGTTCGTTTCTTAGAAACGGAAATGTCCGTTCGCGATGATGTAACGCCTGTTAAATTGCAACTTGATACGCACTTATCAGATACCACGCGCCATATTCTCGCTAGTGAGCGAACAACATGGAACGCCAAAGAAACGCCTCAAGGTGCGCTGGATAAAGCGAATACCGCAGAGGCGAATGCGAAGGCGTACACCGACTCTTTTTATATTAGAAAAAACGTGCTTACTTCTACAGGTGTTTATTTAAATGATGCACAGAGCTATACCTGGGATCACTCTAAAATGAAAAAAAGATTACTTCTAGAAGTAGTGAGATATGTTCCGGGCACAGGCTCTATGGGGTACGGAAAGTGGGAAATTGAATTATCTAAAGCGTTCATCGAAAATAATTTAAATACCGCTTGCTGGATTCCGATGCCTGGAACAAGTGGCGAAAAAAAGGCTGTAAAATTCACTATTTCAGGCACAACTGTTACTATTACGGGCTACTTGAGTAACTCGCAAGTACCGGACAACGGCTTTGCCATTACAAAAATTGATATCGAGTAGATAAGGAGGTGACTCAAATTGGTACAAGCTTTTGTAAAAGTAACAGACGGCGGCTATGTGACAGAATGGAGCACATCGCGTCAAATCGGCTTTCAACAAATCGAAACAGAAGAAAACTTAATTAGTAACATTGATTGCGTTCAGGTCGTGGATGGCGTTGCGATTTTGGACGAAGAAAAGCAAGCGAAAATCATTCAAGAGAGCCGGAAGCCGGCTGATTCGGACTTGATGAAGCAACAAAATGCAGCTTTGATGATGCAGTTAGCCGAACAAAATCAAGTCATCGAACACCTACAACAAATGAACGCGCAATCTGCTATCTCGCAAGCTGAGCTAGATGAACGTTTGAAAAATCTGGAAGGAGTGTAAGCCTAATGATTTATCCAAAAGCGGATGATATTAAAAATTTCTACGATTGGGGTATGTTCTCTAATGAGGATGTCGCCAAATTTGTGGGATTTGGCACAATAACCGAGGAAGAATACAAAGAAATTACGGGAGAAAAACTCGATTATAGGAATGATGAAAAATGATAAAAAAAATAATGTGGTTATACGAAGAAAAGAAGTTAAATTC